AGAGTTTAGATTCAATGATTATAGTAAAGAATTTATGTGTTGTTTAGTATTTGAATCTAAGGAAAATGTAAATTTAGCTTGTTCACGAAAATGCCTTCCGGAAGATGCTTTAGAATACGGTCATCAGATTTATGGATTTAGAGAACCGGTTACACTTCATCATAAATTGAAAAATGATGAAAAGTATTTAGCAGTTTATTCAAAGCTATTCAATGATTATAAGGGTTTTCTATTAAGAAAATATAAATATGGAATCACTCAAGAAATTTATTATAAAGAGGGACTAAATGAAGAGTACAGTAGTTCAACATATATTCTGCTCGATGGTAAGAGAGCAGAATGTACACATTGGACAGAAGGTCTTCATGTAAGCATTAGATATGTTTACAAACCTAAGTCAAGTGATTGTGTAGTATTTTTGACTATACCGCAACTGATTAAAACTATCAACGAAATCATATTTGCATATTATTCAAATCAAGAAAGTTTATTTTAAGGATTTGCTATGACAATAATGACTAAGGAAGCAGCTAAACATTATTGGGGTATTGAACCTGATTATGATATTGCTTATTTTTATCACAATAACGGCACTATTGCTTATGGGGGCGGTAAGCGGGAATGGAAAACAGTAACTTATACCGAAATCATTAGAAATAAAACTGTAAAGCAGCTAAAGAAACTTGAAAGGAAAAGAAGTTATGAAATTACGATTCCTTGTAAAATAGGTGTGAGAAAGCATTATAGTGCATATTATATCTATATCCTGAATAAACATCACGGCTTTTCACTTTTTAGAATTTATAATAATGATGAAAGTATGAAAGAAACATTAATGCAGGTATTTAACTTTGGAATAATATCTCATCCGGTTTTCTTTGAAGATTGGTGTCATTTATTCTATAAAAATATGAGAAAAATTAAGGTTTGTGATTTTATAGTTGCCGTTGGTATCTGTTATTGCAGAGTACCTGTAAACAGTACGCATATTATTGATTTATTACCAATAAGGAGATAGAACATTGAAAACTTATGAAGGATATTTGCTTGTCAAAGAAAGCAAAAATCACAGTGGTCGTAAGACCCCGCTCACAATAGATTGTGAAAACGAAACGGAACTAAGTGCTGAAATTCGCAGGATTACAAAAGCATTTATGGACGATGGAAATTATGATGTAGAAATAAAAGTCAGTGAAAGGTGGTGAAGAATGATTTTTCAAAATGTTAGCTTTCATAGTAGCAATACTAATCATCACCGGAGCAGGTCTGCTCGATATAAACTTTGCTTTTTACAGTTCAATTATGATAGTAATTATTATACCAATTATTTTTAAATTTATTAACAGGTTAAAAGATGAAAACCACAGAACAAAAGAAACCACATGTCAAGCACATGACCAAGAAGGATAGAGAAAGAATCGAAGAAACAATTAAAAAATTAAAGCAAAATGTTTCCCGAAACTAAATCCAGAATATCCTGTAAGTCTTCTTCTGTAAGAGTTACGAAAGGGCGTGCCGGAATAACAATATTCATTTTACGGCTGAAAGAACCAACCCTAATATTTTTAGGATTAATTGGTTTCCCAAATGCTTGAGTGATTTTCCTTGTATGTTCTTTGACAGTAACTTGCTTATTGATAGTACCACCGAATTGATGTATAGCCGAGTAGGGCAAATTTGAAGTGATACCAATACTTGAACTCCCCCTCGGTTCGACTGATACAGATGTTCTTAATCCGGCTGTAGAACGGTGAAGAGTTGGATTCAAATCATAACCAAACTTTTTATATCCAATTTTAGTATCGAAAGATAACGGCTTCCATTTCTGACTGCCGCCGGATAAAATACCTGTACCCGAGCCGTCCCAACGTCCACCTTCATCAAAGTTTCTGTCTATAGCAATTTCGATTATTGCAGAAATGGAATAAAGAACCGGCGTCAAATCGTCGGTTCTTTCAGCAAGCTCTTTAAGAACATTATTGATTTTATTTACTAACTTGTCTTTCATATAAGTATAAAATTTATTAGAACAAAATAAACAATTTAATTTAACACATTAATAATGAGTAAATATCTCTAAGATTCAGGGACAAAATAAGGATGTTGTAAGTGAATTTCACCTATTCTTTTCTCCCTGATTGGCAGTACTTAGAATCTGTTCCAACTTGGATTTCAACCCACTGACATACTTATTAGTTTCAGGCTCCCAAGTTTTTAATGGGGATAATTTATAAGAATTATCATTAAGATTTTTAATAAAATTATCACCATTTTCGACTCCAGTACTATCTTTTACAGGAACAACAGTACAACCACAACCAAAATCCGAAGGTGGATATATGACATTCCAAATAGGGTCATCGTGTCTGAATTTCCTATTATTCCATTTAGAATGATCGTGTCGCTTATTCTTTCTTTCAATTTGTTTATATACCCAATAGGGATAAATTGCTGCAACTGATTTTTGTTTTCTGAATTTACCTTTTGATTGTGCCATTCTCATATTGGTATCGTAAATAACTTTTAACCTGTGCGGTTTTGCACCAGCCCAACCCTTTTCTTCAAGGTCAGGAAGTAAATTGTCCTGAAATTGTTTTAAAGTCCATCCTTCAGATTTAGCTTTAAGTACACTATCAAAAATAGTCTGGAGAATGTCAGCACTCAAAACTTTCGCTACGGTAAAAGCTTTATCGTGGGCTTCGGCGTCCATATCGTCCCACTCATTAGTTAGTTTGAGATTTTTACCTCTTTCTTTTAACCAATTAAGAATTTCAGAACTTGGAACTTTGAAACCGTCATTTAGTTTATTAGGCACTAAGTCATCGAACTTATGACCGGGAAGTTTTCCGTATTTTTTGAAATAAGCTAATTTTATTTCCAATTTAACATCCCCCCTGTTTCAGCAATCTTGATAGATTTGGATAAAATATCTTCAATTTCTTTAGTATCAATATCAGGTAAACTACTAACCAAATATTCTTCAATTTCTTCAAAAGAATTTTTGCTCATAATCATTTTTACAATATTCTCAATTACATTTCTTGTAACTTCGTTAAATTTTTCCATACCAGAAATATTATTCTGTGGAGAATTTGCAAAAAGTGGTTCCTGAATAGCTTTAATATCAAAATCTTCATCCGTCCAATAGAAATTATTTTTATAGAATTGTTTCGTAAACTGAATATTTGGAGATAATTTTGCTACTACATCTGCCAAACCTGCGTCAACATCCTGTTCTTCATAAAGAATAAATTCAGGATAAACTTCCTTTAAACCGAAATTTTTTTCAATTAACCATTGAATTAATTTATTAAACCATATCTCAATCAATTCTTTATCTGCATCAATTATATCCTGTCGGACTTCCTGATGTGTCTTGGATGCAGCATAAGTTCCTTTATCAGTAACTTCAGAAGTAAGTGTTGAGGATAGTATTGCTTTAGAAATTTCGGAATTAAAGAACTCTATTAAGGACTTATATATTTCTACACTCGCTGATGAAGTTTCTCGAATAATATCAACATTGGTCATAGCATCATCTTCATATACGATTACACCATCCTGTCGTAAATCGTCAAGTTTTTCAATCATTTCGTTTACTTTAGATTCGGTTGAACCAACTGCCACTGTTCCTTTAAGAAATGGCATTCCATATTTTTCTGTAAATGTTGCCCAGAAACCGATTATATCTTTTTTGTAAATAACATACCAATAACAATTAGAAAGTAAAGCACTCCCATAAGGATTATTATAATTTGAATTATGCTGAATAACGAAGAATTTTTTAGGCAAAAGAGCTTCTTTATTTCCTGTAGAGTTAATAAAATAAGGTAAATTATTTGCATCAAAAACAAACCACTCTTGTGGTCTTCCTTTAATATCAGCAGGTATAATTTTACCTTTATCATATCTATAAATAATTTCCATAATTTTATATCCGAAAAGTGGAGCTTCTAACATCTCGGAAATTATTTTCTTCAAATTTAATCTACCTAAATTTTTCTTAATGAATTCGATTTCAATATCTGAAGAGTCATTTTTTTTGATGTCCCATTTAAGTTTGAGAGTGCCCGATTTTCTTGATTGAATACAAGAAGAAAGATGAGCATCATAGAGAAGATTTCTATATGCTTCAATACGTCCACCGATTTTTTGGAGCACGGTATCCGGATTAGGAATTGGTTCTTTCAACATTTTCGAGAATTTAACATAATTATTGAAAGATGTTTGTACTTTACTTAGAGAAGTATTAATCATAATTATACCTTTAAAAATTAAATTTAGAAGATCTGTTTGTACGTTTTTCAATTTTTAATCTTGAAACAGAATTAACAGTACTTTGGTCAATAAGAAAATTAGTAAGAAATTCAAGTGTCATTGTTGTAGTATCTACAATATCATCGTGTTTTGCATTCGGGAACTGTGAATGTTGGTTAATAAACTCAGGCAACCAACTAGCAAATTTGGGTAAGTAAATCTTTCCTTTCTCTATAAGTGGTGTAACCCGATGTGCTCTAATTATCTTATTTACAGGTGCTACTGCTTTAATTGGAAGTCGAGTATATTGTTTCAAGGTAGGAATTAAATCCTGACCGGAAGAAGCATCTTCAATTAAGATAATTCTTGGTTTAAAAATATTATATTGTGTTACAGCCATTTTTTCTAAGTCTGGAAAACTAATTCTTTTGTTAAGTATATTGATAAGATAAGCACTTTTGTTTTTGATACCCCAAGTAGCACAAACTGAGAAATCATTTGTTTGTTTTTCTTTATGTGCCGTATCCCAAGTTTGAACAATAAATTCAAAATTACTTAAATCAATTTCATCGTAGAATTGCCACCATTCAGTTTTAAATATCTGATATTCGGAGGCGATAGGTTCTTGTTGATACAAAGCTGAGAACCAAAATGGTCCAAGAACATTTTTAATATCATTGAGTTTATCAATATCAAATTTTTCTGGCCAGAGTGCTTCGCCGGGCATTCTACCAAGTGGGTCATTTTCTCCAGCAATAGCGGGTAGTGATAACAGTTCCCAATTACCGAACTCATCTGAATCAAGTAAACGTCCTACAAGGTCGTCGTGATGCCATCGTGTCATCATTATAACGATAGCACCTTTAGATGAAAGTCTTGTATAAGCAGTAGCTCTGAACCAATCCCAAATTTTATTACGATAAGTTAATGACATTGCTTCTGAATCATTTTTTATTGGATCATCAATAAGTAAGAGATCTGCACCGGAACCTGTGAGTGGTCCACCAACTCCTGTTGATTTCATTCCACCTGAATAATTTTTCACATACCAACGATAAGCAGAACCCGAACGTGTTTTAGTTGTTTTATTAAAATAATCTTTACCTATAATAGAAAACAGTTCTTTAGCTTTATTTCCCCATTCGCCAGCAAAATCAGCTTGATAAGAAGTTAATACAAACCAGTCATCTGGTCTGTGGCCAAGCCAAAAAACTGGGAAATACTTTGAAACTAATTCACTTTTACCGTGACGGGGCGGCATAGTTATAATAAGTCTGTTTATCCGACCAGCGAATATATCTAATAGTTTAGCATTAATTCTATTAACGTGTTTAGGAGTTAAGTAACTTCCTTTTGTCAGAACGTGTGCCATGCTTGCCGGACTTGCAGTTTTTAACATTTCCCAATTCATCAAGTATTTCTGTGATTTTTTTAA